TGCTATTATATATGCTATCAATAGATTGTGTGGAACTCCTACTAATAAGACACAGGAGATTACAGCCAACAAAGATAACAATAAAGATATTAATATAGATGAGTTGCTAAGCGAAATAAAAGAAGATAATAATAATTAAATGTATGGTATCGAAAAGTATACTTATGATACTATATAAAACATAACGTAATTAAGCCATTTACAAATGAAAAAATTATAATAAAAGGTATCGGAAATGTATGTTGACATTTCGATACTATAATAATACAATAAGAGTATGGAAAGAGCTAATAAGGGGGTAGGTTCTAATTTGGAACTTTTATTTCCCTTGTCGCTGGGCTCCATAAAATTTTATTATATTTTTATAGTTGAAGGAGATGTCCATATGTTATATTTTGCATACCATAGAACCTCAACCGAAGATCAACATCTGGATAGAGGCTTAAAAGAAATTAATGATTTTATTGCTAAAGAAAAAATTGAATTGATAAATGATATATATGCAGACCAATGCACCGGGAAAAATTTTGATAGACCAATGTATAAAAAGCTAATAGATGATATGGACACCGCAAAGCAAGCCAATTCAAGTGAAAGGGTAACATTAATAGTAACTGAACTTGATAGATTAGGAAGAAACAAACAACTTACACTAAAAGAAATAAGAAAGATGCAAGATAAAGGAATAAGATTAATGGTATTAGAAATTCCAACAACATTAGTTGAATTACCTAAAGATAGTTCTATAGCTACTATGATTATGGAAACTATAAATAATATGCTTATCGAAATGTATGCTTCATTCGCTCAAGCTGAATTAGAGAAAAAAGAAAAAAGACAACGTGAAGGTATTGCAGCTAAAAAGGCAAGAGGTGAATGGGAGGATTATGGAAGACCAAGAGCTTTGGAATTTGATAAATTTTCAAATGAATATAAAAGAGTTCTTGCTGGATCTATTAAGCCAGTAGAATGTATGAAACTTTTAGGTATAACTAAGCCGACTTATTATAGATATAGAAAAGAATATGAAGAAAGTAAATTAATATAAAAGCACTTAGAATTTATCTAGGTGCTTTTATTATGCTTAAGGGGGTGTTAAGATGATTTACTTTGACAATTTGGAATTTGATACACAGATTAAATATGAAGTTTATTTGCTTAATAAATATCTAATTAAACATTATGATAGTGAAACATCTAAAGCACTTTTAAGAGCTAATAATAGTAACTTAGATAAATTAGCTAGGGCGTTAGGCGAAATAGATATAACGTTTTTCTGTTTGTACTTCATGAGTGATACTTTTGTTGTTAAAGGGCTGAATGAAGATGGAACATACCCAATAGATCATAAACCTAATGCAGCAAGGGAACTTTCTAAGGCTCATTATGAGTTATGGAATATTGCAGATGATGTATTTATTAAAGATAAATATGATAAGTTAGCAGTATTAGAGCCTCGAGGATTTGCCAAAACAACTATTTTTGATATGGCTATTTCTGTATGGTTACATTGTTATAAAAAATCTTTATTTACATTGATTGGTGCTAAGACTGATGGAGATGCTACACAATTTTTAGATTCCATTAAAAAAGTATTTAATGAAAATGAAAAGATAATAAATACTTTTGGAAAGTTAATTAATCCTAAAAAATACACTGTCAATTCTAATGAGGTTGAATTTGCTAATGATACTTATATTAGAACTGTTGGCTCTGGAACTTCTGTAAGAGGAGCTAACTGGGGAGGAATTAGACCAACTGTATTTATTGGAGACGACTTCCAGGATGAAAAGAATATTTTAACTGATGCGGCCAGGGATAAACAATATAATAAATGGACTAAAGAAATTGAACAGGTAGGAGATAAAGCTGTTTATAGAAAAGGTAAGAAAGTTAAACAAGCGACTAAGATAATAGCAATAGGAACTGTATTGCATATAGATTGCTTAATGAGTAGGTTAAGTAGAAATAATGATTATTATACTATTTTAAGAAGAGCTATCATTTTAGAAACTAACCAAACAGTAGAGGATATATTTGAAAGTGAATTATGGCTAGAGTGTAAAAAGATTTACTTTGATGATAAGTTAGAGAAAGAACAGCGTAAAGAAAAAGCAAAACAATTTTATGAGAACCATAAGGAAGATATGAAGTTCCCTGTGCTTTGGGAAGAAAAATGGGATTGTTTTAATGACTTGGCTATTCCTTATTGGGAAAATAGAGCTTCTTTCATGAGTGAATTAATGAATGATGCAAGCTCCATAGGTGAAAAATGGTTTAAGTCAGTTAGTACTCAAACTAAAGAAGAAATTGAAAATCATGATTTAATTAAAACAATGTTGTGTGTGGATCCTGCATCAACGACTAATAAAAAATCTGACTTTACAGCTATAATCGTTGGTTCAAAAGCAACAAATGACTTCACATATATTAAGGATTTAATTATGAAGAAATTAAGCTTTGAACAATATTGTAAGGAAGTTGTTGAAATGCTAGAAAGAAATCTTGATGTTACTCATATAAATGTTGAAAAAAATACTTACCAGGGCGCTGACGTTGTTAAAATTAAGGAATTAATAGAAAAAAGCTCAATACTAAAGGATAAATCCTATGAATGGATAAATGAAATGCAAAGAAAGAATAAAGATGAAAAAATATCTACTGTTGTTGATCCAATTAATAATGGACAAATAGTTGTTTGTTCTGAATGTGAAGATAGTAAGGAAGCAATAAAGCAAATAAAAGACTTCCAAGGCCAAATGTATACTGTACATGATGATATGATAGATTGTATTTCAGAACTTGAAACCAAAATTAAAATTATTGAGGTTGTTAGTAAGGTTACTATTCTTGATAGAAGAAAATTTGGATTGTAGGAGGTGATTGAAATTATAGATATAGACTTACTTAAAAAAACATATGAAGAATATCAAAGCAATAAAATTACTTATGATAAAATGTATGAGTATTATAAAGGCAATACTGATGCAATGGCTAACTATAAAATGGTTACTGAAAGGTCTAATAATAAAACTCCAGTTAACTATATTAAGAAATTTATTAAAGAAGAAGTTAGCTACAGTGTTGGAAATGACGTAAATTATATAAGCAAATCCGGAAATGAAAATATAGTAAATGACATAGACTATTACCTGGACCATTGGAGTGAAGGACACGACTCTAATTTAGCTAAAAATATGCTTATATATAGTTTGGCTTATGAATTATATTATGTGGATAAAGAAGGTCAATTTTGTAGTAAAGTAATACCACCAACACAAGGATATGCTGCTATAGATGATTTTGGCAACATATCTTTTTTCATGCACATTTATAAGTTGAAATTTGATAATAATACTTATATTGATGTGTATACAGAAAGAGATATATACCATTTTAATGAGAGTTTTGAGGAAGTAAACAAGCCTACAAAACATATTTTTGGAATAGTACCTGTTGGGTTATGTAGATTAAGTGAAGAAGGTAAAAGTGATACCATTTTTAATGATATTAAAGGACTGCAAGATGCTTATGAAACTAATTTATCTGATATAAGTAATGAAATAAGTGATTCTAGGAATGCTTATTTAGTACTTACTGGAGTAGGCATTGATAAAGAAGATATACCACAAATGAAAAAACTTGGTGTAATGCAAATCAAAGATAAAAACGGTACTGCAGCATGGCTTATAAAGAACATTAATGATACTTTTATTCAAAATACATTAAATACTATAGAAGATAAAATGTATCAATTAAGTTCTCATATAAACCATAATGAAAAAATGCAATCAAATTTAAGTTCTTTGGCTTTAAGAGCTAGGTTAATAGCTTTAGAGGAAAAATGTAAGCTTAATCAAAAAGCTATTGCAGATTGTATTAAAACTAGGCTTAAATTTTTATTTATATATTTAAAAGTTATTAAAAATATAGAATATGATTTTAGGGATGTGAAAATTAAGTTTACTCCAAATATCCCACAAGATGACCTTATGACAGCACAAATAATAAGCCAATTAGGTGATAAATTAAGTACCGAAACTGGCTTAAGTTTATTAAGTTTTATTGAAAATTCTAAGAATGAAATGAAAAAAATTAAAGATGAATCACTTATAGATAATTTAGGGTTTGAAGGTGATAACTAATGAATAAAGATGAAAAATTTATTAAAAGTCTTTATGATGAAGCAGAAGAAGAAATGAAAATTGTATATAATAAGCAAAAGGAAAATGAAGAAGAACTTCTAAAGGAAATAGCCCTAATAATGCTTACTTATATAGTTTTAAAAGATGTGATGAACCTCAAACGCAAAGATAGAAACAAAGAGTTTATAAGGCTTACTAATATTATTGAAAATGCAACTAAAGGACAGGCTGAATTACAGGAAAAAACTATACTTAATATTCTAACTAGCATTACTGGGAAAACATTTAAATTTTATTCCTATAATGAAGGATTAAAGGATGTTAGAAATATTATAAAAGATAGCTTTAAAGAAAAACATTTTTCAACTAGAATTTGGGATAATGAGCAGAAAGTTTCTAAATACTTAGAAAATCAAATTAAAAATTTTTTAGATGGGAAAATAGGAGTTAATGATATTAAGAAAAATATAGAAAAGGGATTTGATGCCAGTAAACATAATGCCGAAAGGTTAGTTGAAACTGAGGTTAATAGATGTTCTTCTACTGCTTTTAATAGGTTTTGTGAAGAGGTTGGAGTTGAGAAAGTGAGATATAATGCGATTTTAGATGGTAGGACTTGTCCTAAATGTTCACCGCATCATGATAAACCATTTGATTTCGATAAAAAAATAGAACTACCACAACACGCTCGTTGTAGGTGTTTCTATGAAATAATTAAATAGGAGGAAGACAAAATGTTAAAGACATATTTAATAACAATAGTATTGTTTTACTTGTCTTTTGCTTTACTATTTGTAAGATGTTTTGTTAATAAAGATAAGATAATATCATGCAAAGATGAAGAAAAATGGTTTACCCATATAAGACTTTTCATCTTAAGCTTAATACCAATAATAAACTTATTAGTTACCATACTTTTTATTAAGGTTTCAATTTTTTATAGCAATGAAAAATTTATGAGTATGGCAAATAAATAGTAATTAAAGTCTAGTGAAGAGGTGAAAATGTGTGTTATTAATAATATATGAAGTATTAATAGTAATGTTATTTGTAAATACAATTATTGATTATAAAAAAATAAAATCTAATAAAGAAATGATTAAATCTAGTAATGAGTTAAATAAAACACTAGAAAAATTTATTAAGTCTTAGAAATAAGGCTTTTTTATTTTAATTAAAATGTGTCTTTAGTCTTAATGGGTTAAAGGGACAAATAGGAGGAAAGTAAAGTGTTAAAAAGTGAATTATTAAAATTAATAGAAAGTATAGAAGATAATGGAGAAGTTGACGAAATATTAGCTACCTCTGAACTGGCAACCAAGTTTGGTGGTTTAGATGTATTTAAGCAGAAAGTAAACACTGATAAAGATTTTAAATCTTTTATAGATAGCGTAAAAGACCAACATTTAAATAAAGGGTTAGAAACATGGAAACAAAATAATCTACAGAGTTTAATAGATGAAAAAATTAAAGAGTTATATCCAGAAGAAGATCCAAAAGATAATGAATTAGTAAAATTAAAACAAGAAATGGAGAATATGAAGAAAGAGAAAATAAAAGAGCAGTTAACTAATAAAGCTCTTAAAATAGCTACTGAAAAAGGTCTACCGACTGATTTGGTGGATTATTTTATTGGGCAAGATGAAGAAACTACAAATAAAAATTTAGAAACTTTAGAAAAAGTATTTACTAATAAGTTAGAAACTACAGTAAAAGAAAGATTAAAAGATAATAGTTACACACCACCAAGTGGAGGAAGTGATCCAGAAGGTGGTTTAGATTTTATATCTGTAATAAAAGACAATCAAGTGAAAAGAGATTAAGAGGAGAGTGTATAAATTATGGCATATTTAAAGGATGAATTACAAGGTTTTGTTCCAGTAGAACAGGCGAATGGAATAATGAAAGATGTAGCGAGAGGTTCTAGCATATTAAGATTATCTAAGGTTGAGCCTATGAAGAGTGATAGAAAGAAATTTTCTATAATGACAGATGGTCCAGGAGCTTACTGGGTTGGTGAAACTGAAAGAATACAAACATCTAAAGCAGAATGGATATTCCCAGAGATGGAAGCTAAGAAATTAGCAGTTATAATCCCAGTAACAAAAGAAAAAATGAATGATACTACTATGAATGTATTTGGAGAAATGAGACCAGCAATAGCAGAAGCTTTTTATAAGGCTATAGATAGTGCTTGCTTATTTGGTACTAATTCTCCATTTACTAAAAATATATTTGGAGTTGCTGATGGAATTGGTAATAAAATAGCACTAGAAACTAATGGAGCTGGTAAGCTTGACTTAGATATAAGTGACGTTATGGCACTTGTGGAAGCTGATGGGTTAGATGTTAATGGTTTTGCTGGACATTATGGACTTAAAAATTCTTTAAGAAAACTAAGAGATGCTAATGGAAATGCCTTATTTGTTCCAGGAGTAGGACAGAATGAATTATATTCTAATCCTATAGAGTTCGTTAGAAATGGTGGCTGGGATAAAACTAAGGCTGAATTAATAGCTGGTAATTGGATGTATTCGTTAGTTGGAATGAGAGCAGGTATTGAGTATGAAATACTTAAAGAAGCAACATTACAAAGTGTTACTATGGGAGATAATAAACCATTATCTTTAGCAGAAAATGACATGGTAGCAATAAAAGCTACAATGAGATTAGGTTTCTTACCTATAAAAGATAAAGCATTTGCTTTATTAACACCAAAAGCTGGAGCATAAGAGGAGTGATTAAATGAAAAAATATACTGATGGTAAAAATACTATATATGCTACGAAAAAAGCATATGAGGTTATATATAAGGATAGAGGATTTAAAGAAGTTGAAGAAAATAAATCCACTAAAAAGTAGGTGATTAAATGACTAATGAGCAAAGAAAGGCTGTTTTAGTTATTAGGAACTATTTAAATAAAGATTTAGAAGATGATTATATATTAGAAAATTATGATTTAGCAGTAGATCAGTTAGTTAATAATGTTGCTAAATTAGAAAATATAAAAACTCCTGGAGTTAAAACTGTAAGCGAAGGTAACCAATCAATATCTTTTGAAAGTGGTGCTGGTGCATGGAGCATAACAGATGATATTAAAGCTTTATTACCTACACCATACGTAAGGATGTGGTAGCATGGGAGTTTTATTTAAGAATTCAGATATCACTATTTACAATAGATACTATGATTTTACTAGTGATACTGATAAATACCAAAGAACAGTTATTAAGGGTGTTAATTGGCAAAGTAAAAGGAATGGCACTGTTTCAGATAAAGGGTTATTACTTGCAGATAGTACACTTATATTTATAGATAAATTAGATAATTATGTTAGTCCTAAAAGATTTTTAAAGTTATCTTCTGAAGAAAGACCTAACTATTTTACTTTTAGTGTTGGAGATAAAATAGTAAAAGGTGAGGTTGATTTTGAGGTGACAGGAATTTCGCCATATCGAATAAGTGATTTAGAGAAAAACTTTGATGATGTTATAGATATTAAGTCTGTAAATATATTAACTGATCATATTGAAGTGGAGGGGGGATAATGGCCACTACAGTTAGAGTACAAATTGATAAGACACAAAAAATTTTATTAAAAAGATATTTAAATAAAAATGGTCAAGCACAGGTTAAGTTTACTAAAGAAGTGGCTAAAAATTGTAATAACTATGTGCCATTTCTTACTGGACGACTTAAGGATATGAGCGTTCAATTGAAAACAGATAAAATAATTTGGAGTGCTCCGTATGCTAAAAAACAATATTACCTTAATAAAGGTGGCAATAGAGGAGCTTTAAGGGGTAAGTATTGGGATAAAAGAATGTGGAGTGATAAAGGCGATAGGATAGTACAAACAATAGCTGATTTTGCCGGAGGTAGGAGAAAATGAAAAAGGGAATATTAATAGATACTGAAAAACAAATATTTAAGGCTAATGGAGAAAATATAGGTAATGCAGAAGAATTAATAATAACATTTAAAGGTGGTAAGTGGGAAGTCAAAATAATTAAGAACTTTAGCTTTAACAATTATGACTTAAAGGGCATTAAAAATGATAATAAACAGCCTTAGGGATTATATAAGAAAATGTCCACATTTAGATACTTTTAATAATGCTATAAGAGTTAATGTAAACTATCTAGCTCCAGATACTGATACTTACTCTATAGAAGAAATCCCAATAGAACCTATTATAAAGAAGTATGTTAATGGAGATAGTGTGAGGCAATATGCTTTTATATTTACTTCCAGAGAGCCATATGGAGCAGATGTATTGCAGAATATAGATAATAGCGGATTTTATGAAAAGTTTGCTGATTGGATAGAACAAAATAATAACAATGATATATTGCCAGTGTTAGAAAACTTAGAACCTTTAGAGATTAAAGTTACTAGCACTGGCTATGCTTTTGCGGTAACAGAAGATACAGCACAGTTCCAAATTCAGTTAAAATTAAAATATTTTAAGAAAGGAATGATATAATTGGCAGTTAGAAAAAGAAAAATACAGGCTAACTATCTAGAAGTAGCAGCTACTTTTGAGTTGCTAGGAACAGGTTTTACGGAGTTAAATGAAAGTCCTTCAGCCCAAACAACTTCTAAAAGATATATAAATCAATCTAGTGCAAGTCAGTCCGTTACTGGATATGAATGGGCGTCTGAATTTACTGCTGACCAAATTAATAGTGAAAAAGCTATAGAATATATAAGAGAAATTGGGGAAATGCAAAAATTAGGGGCAGATACTGAAACAAATTATATAATAGTTGATTTAGACAAGCCAGCAGCTACAACAGGATTTAGAGCGAGAAAAATAAAAGTTGCTATATCTGTAGATAGTTTCGAGGACGAGGATGGTGACTTGGGTATATCTGGTTCATTCTTAGGTATAAGCGATCCAATATTAGGTACATTTGATACAACTACTAAAGAATTTACAGAAGGTTTTACACCTAAAACGGTTTAGAAGGGGGATGTAATTTATGAAAATTAATGGAGTGGAATTAAAAGATTTAGATATTTTAGACCTTGAAGTGGCTGAAAACTACGAAAAGGCAATTAAGGGTATCGAGGGTATAGCTGAAAAAGTACAAGGCATGACAATAGCTGAAAGCATTAGAATTCAATGTAATGCTATATTTAAGATTTTTAATAACCTATTTGGTGAAGGTACAGATAAAAAGGTTTTTGGTAATAAAGTTAATCTATTAACTTGTTTAAAAGCCTTCGACGAACTTGTAACTCAAGTGAATGCATCGAATGAAGAAATTGAAAAAATAGCTAATAAATATTCCACTAATAGAGCAGCTAGAAGAAAGAAAAAATAATGAATATGCTAATAGATTTAGTCCCAACTACGGTTGAAATAGAAGGCGAGGAGTATGAGATTAACTCTAACTTTAGAGTGTCCATACTCTTTGAACTCTTAATGCAAGATAACTCTATTAGTGAAGAAGATAAGATTATACAAGCTTTACGGCTTTATTATTCTGTTATACCACCTAATATTAATTTAGCTGTAGATAAAATGTTATGGTTTTATAGATGTGGAAAAGATATACTACCATCTAAAGGTACTGGAAAGGGGAAAAGTACACAAATTTATTCTTTTAATTTTGATGATGATTATATTTACAGTGCTTTTTTAGACCAGTACGGAATTGATTTGCAAGACATAGAGTATTTGCATTGGTGGAAGTTTAAAGCAATGTTTAAGGCTTTAAAAGAAGATAATGAGATAGTTAAGATAATGGGATATAGAAGTATGGACTTATCTAAAATTAAGGATAAAGAGGAGAAGAACTATTATAGAAAAATGCAAGAACTGTATAAGATACCTATAAATAAAGATGAAAAGGATAAGTTAGAAGAAATAAATAATATTTTACTAAATGGTGGAGATGTTAGCAAAGTATTGTAATATATTCCTTATGTATTGTATAATTTATTAATAGAATACATAAAGGGGCTGACGATATGAGGTTGTTTAGTAAAAAAGATAAAAATAGATCTATTAGTGTGTTATTAGTTGATGGTTTATCATCTTATAATAGAGATATAGTTTTACAACTTACTTTGAATAATGAAAATGAATGTTTGACTATTAATAGCAAAGTTTTAAAAAATCAACCTGATACTAATTTAAAATATAATCAAATTGTAGATGCAAATATTATTACAGGAGAGGAAATAATTCAACAGAACAAAAGTGTAGTTGGCAGAGCTGCAGTAGGTGGTCTTTTATTGGGACCATTAGGAGCTATAGTTGGCGGAATGTCTGGAACAGGTATTAAAACAGATACTCAAACACAGTATTATGTTGTAATAAACTATAGAAATAAAGATAGAGAATTAAAAGTACTATCTTTTAAAATAGTTGGATTTTCGATATGGAGCTCTTTTATCAAAGAACTTAGAAGTAAAATTAACATTCAACAAAATATTGAAAAAGAAATATATTTATAAGATAACAATCACCTACTAATGTAGGTGTTTTTATTATGTCTGAAAGTGAGGCGGTTAATATTGAAGAAATAAGATGTCCTAATTGTAATCAACTTTTACTCAAGGTTGATTATGTTAAAGGGGAAATAAAGTGTACTAGATGTAAGAAAATAATTAAATTAGAGGTTAAACAAAGAACAGAGCCTAGAGCCACACCGTAAAGAGTAGTGAGCCAGAGCCTGTCTTTTTTATTTTATATAAAAGGCAGGTGAAAAAATGGCAGATGGAAGAATTATAATTGATACTCAAATTGACAGTAAAGGCGCTGAAAAAGGAATAAATGAATTAAGCGGTATTACTAATAGAGGATTAAAAGGCATAGGAATTGCAATAGCAGGTGTAGGCACAGCTATGGGGGCTATAGGAGGATTTGCCCTTAAAACTGGTGTGGATTTTGAGAGTGCGTTTACTGGAGTTAAAAAAACAGTAGACGGAACTGATGCACAATTTGCACAATTAGAAAAAGCAATTAGGAACATGGCTAAAAGTATGCCCGAAAGTGCTTCAGAAATTGCAGGAGTTGCTGAGGCAGCAGGACAACTAGGTATAAAGGTAGAGAATATAGAGGGTTTTACTAAGAGTATGGTAATGCTAGGTGATTCTACAAATATGTCTAGTGAGGAAGCAGCAACCGCCTTAGCTAGGCTCGCAAATATTACACAGATGCCACAAACTCAATTTGATAGATTAGGTAGTGTTATTGTTGCGCTAGGAAACAATTTAGCAACTACAGAAAGCGAAATAACAGCTATGGGATTAAGGCTTGCGGGTGCAGGTCATCAAGTTGGTATGTCAGAAGCACAAATTATGAGTTTCGCGGGTGCTTTAAGTTCTGTCGGAATAGAAGCTGAAGCTGGTGGAAGTGCCTTTTCTAAAGTTATGATTGATATGCAATTAGCAGTAGAAAAAGGCGGAGAAGGTTTAAACCAGTTTGCTAAGGTAGCTGGAATGAGTTCTAGCGAATTTCAAAAAGCTTTTAAGGAAGATGCAGCAGGTGCAATTATAGCTTTTATACAAGGATTAGGGAAATGCCAGGAAAGTGGCCAATCTGCAATTGGTGTTTTAGATAATATGGGAATCACTGAAGTTCGTATGCGAGACGCGCTTTTAAGAGCTGCGGGTGCAGGAAATGTATTTACAGATGCTTTGAAGTTAGGAACAAAGGCATGGGATGAAAATATTGCACTAACAAAAGAAGCTGAAACAAGGTACGCCACAACTGAAAGTAAAATGAAAATGATAAAAAATCAAATTGTAGATTTAGGCATAAGTATGTTTGAGAAATTTAAAAAACCTTTTGGTGAATCCCTAGATTCTGTAATGAAGTCATTAGAACAGTTATCTAGTAGCCTTTCAAATGGAGCGTTAGGGGAAAGTGTAGACAAACTTGCATCAAGCTTTGGGAAAATGATTGCAAATATAGCTGAAGGTAGTGCAAATTGGCTACCTAAAATAATAGATGCTTTAGCATGGATTATGAATAATGCTAGTTTTATAGCTTCAGGATTAGCGAGTATAGGAGCTGCTTTATTAACCTTTAATGTAGTTTCTATAATCTCCAATCTAATTGGAGTATTAAATGGAACAGCCAAAGCTGTAGGTGTTGTAGCTGAAGCTCAAAAGATATGGAACGCTGTAATGGCTATGTCAACGATTGGTTGGATAGTAATTGCAATTGCAGCAGTTGTCGCAGGATTAGTAACTTTATGGAACACCAACGAAGGTTTTAGAAACTTTATAATAGGTGCGTGGAATGCTATTTTAGAAGTAGCTCAAACAGTATGGGGTGGAATAGTTAATTTTTTTACCGTAGATATACCAGCCGCATGGCAATCGCTATTGGACTTTTTTAGTGGTATACCTGGGTGGTTTGCTAATCTATGGAATACAATACAACAGGCTTTTGTAGATGGTTGGAATGCTATAGTAAATTTCTTTACACAAACTATCCCTGAATGGATAAATAGTGTAGGAGAGTGGTTTAATCAGTTACCTTATAAAATAGGTTATGCATTAGGATATGCTTTAGCTACAATAGTTAAGTGGGGAGTAGATACATGGAATTATCTTTCTACTAACGTACCTATTTGGATAAATAATGTTGTTAACTTTTTTGCTACACTTCCAGGACGAATTTGGACTTGGCTCGTTAATACAATTAATAAAGTAGTAGCTTGGGGACAACAAACATATACAAATATGGTTAATGGTGCTACAAGGGCTATAAATGCAGTTGTACAATGGTTTAGTCAATTACCAGGTAGAATATGGACTTGGTTAGTTAATACAATATCTAGGGTTGCCCAATTTGCTGTTAATCTAGCAAATAGAGCGCGAGAAGCTGGAGCTAATATGGTAACTAATATAGTTGGAGCAGTTAGAAACCTTCCTTCACAATTTCTTAACATAGGTAGAAACATTGTACAAGGTGTATGGAATGGTATTACTGGAATGGGCGGCTGGATTAGAGATAGAGTAAATGGATTCTTTAGTGGAATTGTGGACGGTGCTAAGGCTGTATTAGGTATACATTCTCCAAGTAGGGTTTTTAGAGACCAAGTGGGTAAATATATGGCTCAAGGTGTTGGAGTTGGATTTGAAAATGAAACTGAAAATATAAAAAAATCCATGGAAAAAGATTTATCTGCATTAGTTTCTAAAATGCAGATGACAGTTGACCATGAGGTAGCAACCACAACCGCAGGAGTAGTAGCAAGTAGGAATACAAGTACAGTTAAAGAAATTACTAATGAAAATAACAATGGACTATATCTTACTATAGAACACTTTGAGAATAAAACCGATAAGGATACACCAGCTTTAATGGAAGAAATAGAATTTTATAAGAAGCAAAATAGCTTAGCTAAAGGAGGGGTATAATGGAAGACGGCTTTATTTGGAAGGGTATACATTCAAGCGAAAAAGGTTTAAAAATTATATCCCTTCCAAATGTGACAACTCCAGAATTAAGGGTAGAGAAGGTAGTTGTTCCAGGTAGAAGTGGAGATTTAACTTTAACGGATAATGATTACGAGGGCGAAGTTAAGCCCGTTGAGTTTGATTATTTCGATAATAATTTTGATGATATAAAGACGTGGTTAAATGGGACAGGAGAAGTGATTTTCTCTAATGAGCCTGATAGATATTATAAAGCTAGAATAATTAATAAAATAGCCTTAGATCAAGTCTTAAAAAAATTCCATAGCGGTATAGTGCAATTCGATTGTCAACCGTTTGGTTATGATTTGAACAATAGTCCAATAATTAAAATTACAGAAAACAATGTAATTAGAAATAGTAAAGTGATACATCCTTTAAGTACTTACAATTATACAAGTGGGAACTTAGTAGAACCGAATAAATTACCAACTATAAATGAAAGTAATTCCATGGAAATAAATAATCCTGGAACTAAAGAAAGTGATCCAGTTATAACTATCTATGGATATGGGAATATAAATTTAAACATTAATGATAATATAATTAATCTTACTAATATATCAAATTATATAACTATAGATTCTGAAATAATAGATTGTTATAGGGATGGTCAACTTATGAATAATTATATGAAAGGTGATTTTCCTATATTTAAAGTAGGAATAAATAAAATATCCTGGATAGGGGATATACGAAGAATTGAAATAAAACCTAATTGGAGGTGGTTATAATGGCATATAAGAAAACTAATTGGGTGGACGAATTTACCCCACTGAGTTCGGAAAACTTAAATAATATCGAAGGTGGAATTGAAGAACTATTTAATTCATTATCTAACTATATACTTAAAAGTGATTTTACACAAAGCTTAAATCCAAACGGATTTATACAATTAAAAAATGGTTTTATATTGCAATTTGGGAGCTTGAAAACAGGCACAGCCCCAGTTGTTAATCAATCTGGAACACTGTATTACACAGAATTAACCCCATCTTTACCAATTCCATTCCCAAATAAATTCTTAGGGGGAGTTGTTAATGTTAACTATGCAGGTATTAACGGAAGCATTTCAGAAAGTAGTCAATATCCTAAAACAGGGACAAAGATTGTTATAGATAGATATAATTCTTCTGCTCTTGCAAATATAGGATTTAATTATTTTGCAATAGGGTATTAGAGGGTGAGAAGATGATTAAATTATTTGAACCTACTGCCACAGACTTTACAACCAATGGGGTAGCTATATTAACGAATTGTATAGACATGGAGATTATAGAAGAGTTAAATGGGATTTATGCTCTAAGCTTTAAATACCCTATAGAAGAACCTAAAATTGTAAAAGGAATAATACAGGCTAATAAGAATATAATCTCTGGCAAAACTATAGTAGGAACTAAAACTAATGTAAATCTGCCACCTAAAAGTTATTTTTTACAAAAAGATTATATAGTCTATGCCAATAACCAACCTTTTAGAATTTATAATGTAAAGAGAGATATGTCTATGATTACTATTAATTGTAGGCATATTTTTTATGATCTTTTAGATAATTTTTTAGAAGATGTAAGACCAACTAATTTAAATAGATTAGATGCGTTAAAGTGGGTTTTAGAAAGAACACAATATCCTAATAGATTTACCTTTAATGGAAATTTAGGACCTACTGCAACAAGGTATTTTATAAGAAAGAATGTTGTAGAGGCTATAATGGGTCAAGATGGAATTCTGGAAACATGGGGCGGAGAAATAGTACGAGATAATTTTAATATAGGAATATGGGACAATCGAGGGAATGACAGAGGAGTCTTAATCCAAGGAGGTAAGAACTTAGTAGGCATAGAGGAGGATTTGGACACAGACAACGTAATTACAAGGGTTATGCCCACAGGATTGGACGAAAACGACACCGTTATAATGTTACCAGAAAAATATATAGATAGTCCTAATATAAATATGTATCCACACCCTAAGGTTAGACATATGCATTATGGAGATATAAAAGTAAATAAAGAAACTGGAATAACTAAAGATGATGTAATAAGATTACTAATATTAAAAGTTAAGCAACTTTACGAAGTAGAAAAGGTAGATATTCCAGAAGTTAATTACAAGGTGGATTTTATAGAACTTTCTAAAACAGAAGAATATAAAGATTATATATCTTTGGAAAAAGTAGAAGTTGGAGATATAGTAACAGTAAGATACAATAAATTAAATTTAGATATAAAAGCTAAGGTTATAAAAACAACTAAACATTTAAAAGGTAATGCATGGGTCAATGAAAAAGTTGAATTAGGTAATTTTAAAAAAGATGTAACTAGTTCTTTAAATAAAATAGATGCAATAACAACAGATGATGGAAAAGTTAAAGGTGAAGCTATATGGGGGCCTATAGATGCAACTAAAGCTTCTTTAAAGGCTATGGCGGATAGTGCTGAAACCCAAGTGGAAAGGGCTATAATTTTCGAGGATAAAGACCCTACTTCTAGTACCTATGGCGCGCTCTGCATGGGTACCAGAGGGTTCCAAATCGCTAAAGAAATGACTAACGGAGAGTGGCAGTGGGCTACCTTTGGGACAGGGCAAGGGTTCACTGCGGATTTAATTAGAGCGGGAGTTCTTCAGTCAAAAGATGGTACATTGCAAATAGATTTAGGAGGGGGGAGCTTCAAAACTTACGACTATAACGGATTACCTGCTATTGAATTGTTTAATACTAACATGAGGTTCTATGACTTTAAACAAGCAAACAAACTAGCGGGTATGGTATTTACGAGTTATTTAGTAAACCAACCTAATCAATTGGGGTTTAACATAGCTCATCAAGATAATTACACCATGGCTATTAGTTATTATGTTTCAGAAACAGAGTCCTACACACCATATATAAGATTCGATAAATACTCAAGGTTTCAAAACACAAAATTACCAATAACAGTATGGGAAGATATGGACCTTACAAACTCAGCATTGAGGTATTACGACGGTAATGTTCCAAAAGGATTTATTGGGAGTTATGGAGGAGATCTACGAATCGGTTATTATGATGCTAATCACGCTATACGAATAGGTAAACAAAAATCTGATGGATTTGAAGCCACTGTAATAATTCAAGACCCCTCGCTATCACAATATAGACGTAGTTTTTATGTTTGGTCACACGCTCAAGTTGGTGGCAACCTACACGTAACTGGTGATTTATCAGTTTTAGGAAGTAAAAATAATATAGTTGAAACTAAAAATTACGGTAAAAGGTTAATTAACTCTTATGAAACCATGGGATACTATTTCGGTGACATTGGAGAAGGTCGCACTGATGAAAATGGCGAGTGCATTTGTATGATAGAGGATATGGTAAGTGAATTAATGAACACTGATATAAAGTATCACATAAAGCTTGCAGAGTATTGCAGTGATGGCCTTACTATAGAAGAAATGAGAAATTTATGTCCTTTAAGAGTTACCAAAAGAACTCCAACATATTTTATAGTTCGTGGAGAACCTAATATGGAATTCACTTGGGAGTTAAAGGGCAAAAGACTTGGATATGAAAATGTAAGAGCGGATAGTGAGGAATACAGATATAGTATTGATGATTATCAAAGGCCAGTAGATTTTGAAGTTGATAATAATAAAATAGAGGATATAGAAAAGTCCTTACTTGTAAATGAAGATGATACAGAAGATATATTATTAGGAGGAATGTAAATATGGAAAAGTTGACAGGTTTTGCAATAGTAACAAGAGCAGAAGGTAAACGTGTTGCATATACACACAGTGTTATTGATGAATCTACTGGAACTATGACAGAGGACAATATTAAAAGTTCTTTCTATGCACTTGATAATGAGTTGCTAAAGCACATAACAGCAATAGAAGAATATATAGAAGATAATAAATTAAAAGAGGTGAATTAATGGCAATTTACGTTGGGGGAGATACAACAGAATTAGAGTATAATTTCTTTACCAAAGTTGCTGGTAGTTTAGTAGAATGTCCTATGAAATGTTATTATTCTGCTAGTACCAGTACACCACTCCCAAACAGTAGTAGTTGGATTGAATTAAATCAAGAACGCTACGACAAGCTAAAAACCCAAGATAACAACCTATTAGAATTTTCAAACTCAACTACGGGAGAAAAAATACACATATTAATAGAGTTAGATTTAACAGCTTTATGTAATTCTATTTATGGTGGAAATAACAATACACTAAAGAGTAATTTTAAAGAACTAAGTTGGTCAAGTTGGACGTCTGGAGAAGGTAACAACAATGGGACGAAAAGTTATAGCAGTATCATGAGAATATATAATCAAGGAACTAATACCTATGGTTATGGAATAGCAAACACCAGTCCTGTAGTTGCAGAGTTAAATCCCACACCAATAACTGATAGTGGCTATATCACGAGTGATAATAAAATATATATAATAATAATTTCTGATTATCCCGCAAGTACAAGTATTCCGAATAAATTACGCTTAGATTATGCAACTATAAGGCTTAAAATAAATAGACAACCAGATATTGTCCCACCAATGGAAGTGGAACTAGGAGAAGAATGGAGTATTTTAATTAAGGGGTTTAGTCCTAGTTGGGATAATAACAACGCTCCTAATCCATATCCTAGGGTATTAGAAATAAAAGATAAGCTTATTGTATCCTATAGGCAAGATTCTAAAATTTTTTACTTTCAGGACATGGGAACTAATATTTTAACTCCATTACCTCAATTTACATTTAAAAAGTTTCAAAACATTAACTTTATACTAACTCAAAATAAGCATAAAAAAATAACTTTTTATGCTTATGAAAATGCAGGCACATTGAAAAAGAATTCTGCACAAGGAAATGCTGTCACTGGATCTAATAACTTATATATTTTAGAGAGCGTTGGCAATGCAAGAAATGGAGATGCATTTATTGATAATATACAGCTGCTAAATAGATCAGTTACAGACCAAGAAGCAGAAATAATTTTAAAAAATAAAAATACTATAGATTTAAATAATATCTATTATAATCAATTAGCTAATATTTATCAGAATCCTAGCATGTGCCCAAGCTTTAATAATAGTCAATGGTATATACATCCAAATGCAACTGTTAATCCAGATGGCTCAATATTGACATTAGTAGCTACGGCAAATTATCAGGGGAGCTCAATTATACTCCCAATATTGCCTAACAACAGGTACAAAATTAATGTAGAAATAGAAGATTTTAATAATCTGGCTCATATAGCAATTACCCAAAGATATAATAATACTAATATAAGCACTGCTAGAGTTTTCGATAATTCTGGTAATTATGACGGCGAATTTATAACACAGGATAAAATTAATACACTAGTGATTGCCTGCCAAAATACAGGTATTGGAACATTTAAATTTAAAAATTTAAAATTAAAAAGATTAGACTAATAATTATAAATTAGAAAGGAGTTAATATATGTTTTATTACAATGTAGAAAAATCAATAAGCAATATATATAATTCAAGTGAACTTCAAGTGGTTGGTTACGTGGATGTGTTTTTAGGAGAAAGAAAAGAAAATAAGTTAACCACTATAAGTTTTAATGAGTTGGGCATATACTTAGCGTTTAAAGATTGTCCTAAAGACAGAGAAGAATTTGATAATTTTATAGAAAGTAAGGCTTTAGAGGAAATTAATAAAGAAGAGATCCAGGAGAAACTAAAAGAAATTAAATTAGCCTATAACATGGGATTACTAGAATAAGATTTAAGGAAAAACTTAGATCTTTTTTTATTACCCTAAAATTTATTAAAAGAGGTGACATATGAATATTGAAATATCAATACTATACACTATTTTAGGTGCTGCATTAAGTTATTTAGGATATAAAAGACTTAAAGAAAAGGATAATAAAGAAGATGGAAAACATGAGGGTATAACTGACTTAAAATTAGATTATATTTCAAAGGGGGTAGATGATATAAGATTAGATCTAAAGGCTGCTGATAGAAAGATAGAGGATATAAATACAAGATTAATTAAAACTGAAGAAAGTACAAAGAGTGCACATCATAGAATTGATTCATTATCAAAGGAGGATTAACACATGAAAGAAAATAATATTATGAAGTTTTTAGAGCAATTTTTACAGATAAAAAAGATAATAGCATTATTGACAACTATAGTATTTTGTATTTTAAGTACAAAAGGAAACTTATCCAGTACAGAGTTTCTTTCTGTATTTACATTAATAATAGGATTTTATTTTGGACAAAGTTCAGCTAGACAAGCGGTAAAAGAAAGTAAAGAGCAGGATTAATGCCTGTTCTTTTTATTATTAAATTTAGGAGGTAATTTTATGAATATTAGAAATGGAAATCTAAGTTTTGGAGATATGGCATATGGTAATAATCCAAATGAAATAGACCTACATCACGCAGAGGCTAGTTCTTGCAGTGTTTACGACATTCATTCATGGCATAAAGGAAATGGATGGGCTGGTATAGGCTATCATTATTTTGTAAGAAAAAACGGAGAGATATGGAAAGGTAGACCTGATAGCGCTATAGGTGCACATGTAGCTGGTCATAACACCAATACGTTAGGGATTTGTGCCGAAGGTAGTTATATGCGAGAGATCATGCCACAAGCGCAGAAAAATGCAATTATAGAATTAAGCAGATACTTATGTAATAAATATGGAATTAAAAAAATATATGGGCATAGAGAAGTAGGAAGTTCCAACTGTCCTGGTACTAATTATCCTTTAACAGAAATAAGAAATGCTGTTTTAAATGTGGGTAGTGGTTCTAATACGAGCACCACTGTAAATGATGGCGTTAGGGATAAAGTAGGTATTATAACAGGTAATAGTGTAAATGTAAGATTAGATCCTAATGGAAAAATTTTAGGTTCTGTAAACAAGGGTGATAAAGTTAAATTATACAGACTAGAGGGTGACTGGTACCATTGCTATAGCTTATACAATGGATATAATAGATGTTGTATTCATAAGAATTATGTAAGTGTCGAAGGTAGTGGTAGTAGCTCGAATACTTTAGAGTTAGATGGTAAAACAGGGATTATAAATACACCTAGTGGTGTAAATATTAGGGAAAAGAAATCAACGTCTAGTAGAATATTAGGTGCTTTACCTAATGGTGCAAAGGTGAGATTGTATAGAAAAGAAGGAGAGTGGATGCATGTATATTATCCTCCACATGGTGGATATGTGTATGGTAAATATGTAAGATATTAAATTTTAGAGGTGGTTGTGGTGTATACTACGGCCACCTCTTTTTTTACTTTTTGAAGGAATTTATAATAATATGTAGAATAATATAGATTAAGTTCGCATACGCTTAATCACATAGGCACTCAGTCATAAACTTAAAACCCTGGATATTATTCCAGGGTTCTTTTTAATAGGAAGTTAGTTAAGACACACACTATTTACAAATAGGTCGTTTATATTTATATTATATTCAATTAATAGCTATTTGTTATAATATTTTAGAGGGATTATTTAAATTTTTATGAAAGGCTTATTAGTGCAGAGGGCAGTTCCACCCAATTCAATAGAAGCAAGGGCCCTTTATTGAGTGTAAAATGAGCCCTTTTTATAGGATTTTTCCGGTGTAGATGTAATAATTAAGTTCAATTTTATTATATCCAGATAAAAAAGTTTTAATCATATAATTAGGCTTAAATCTAAAAACCCTGAATTATTCCAGGGTTTTCTTAAAGAAGTGCCTTTATATGGTTACAGAAGTTATATTTAATCATATTATATTATATTAAATTAAAATTTATTTGTTACAATTTAGCAGGAATATATTAACATATATAGAATATTAATATAAGGTTATTACATGACTAAATATAAATTATCCATACGCCTCCTTGTTTCAAAAGAGCTCTAATGAATAGGGCTCTTTCTTGTGGATTTTTTATATAGGTTGATGTAGATTTAATCTGTTTTTATTATATTCAAATGTAATAATTTAAATTATTTAAAGGAATATTACGAATTATATAAAAGAATTATGAAAATAAAAAAGTTGTCCAAAATATTTTAAGTGATATAAATATTTCTTATGATATAATAATTTTAGTCAGTATGATCTATAATTTCCTATAAGTGTACCTAATATTTTACAGCGATTAACTGCAATAGGCTTTACAGAAGTATTTTCAGCTTCAAGCAATATATATCTATCTGTTTTAAAGAACCTTCTAATAATAAATTCATTTTTAAATATACAAGCTACTATATTGCCATTTTTAATACAATTAGTTTTTTCAATTATGGCAAAATCACCATCTAATAAACCAATACCAACCATGGCATTTCCTTTAACTTTAAACATAAAAAGTTTATTATTAGTTTTTTTAATAAAATCTATAGGTATAGGGAACGTATCTTCTATATTCTCTGATGATAATAAGGATGAATTATTTAGTGCTGTTTTAAGTATAGGGATATTTATTAGTTCTTTTTTATCTTCAATTATTTTTATAACCCTAGATTTAGTAGGCTCTCTTTTTATAAATCCTTTCTTTTCGAGTCCTTGCAAATAACCATGTACCGAAGATGTTGATTTTAATCCAACTGCAACACAGATTTCTCTAATAGACGGAGAATATCCTTTATCATTAATATATTGTTTTATAAATTTATAAATCTCTTTTTGGTTAGTGCTTTTTTGAATTTTCATAAAATTATCCTCCATATAATTACTCACTTAAATTATAATGTATGATAAGGGAATTTGAACCACAAACATTTGTTTGTGGTATTGTATATATTATATCCTTTTTTTCGAATGTTTTCAATTATAATATACAATAAAATTGGGAGGGTAAAAAACAAGTCGAAATATCCCTAAAGAGAATACTTTTAGGGGTCTCTGATAACATGAATCCAAAGGCTATAAGTTTAAGTGAAGCATAGAGTAAAGGATATGGATAGTTAAAACATTAAAAAATAAGGGGGTTTTTTTTTTTTTTGTTAAAAAAAAAACAAAAAAAATAATTTTTAATTAATTAATTTTTTTT